GAATAAAGTTCAATTCTCTCCTGCCCTTTTGCACGAATTGAATTGAAATCCTTTGTGTCAACCAATCCTCGCTTTTCTTGATATCTTTTCAACTTCTCAAATGATGCGTGAGAAGTTGATATTCTATGTGCTGTGTGCAGAATGTTGAGACCTTTTTCTAAAGCCCACATTTCCAGCATGTAGATATCTTCTGTTTTCCCGTTTCTTCGCGCGATAGAGTATCCGAACTTCTGATGAATCCATAAACCATCATCACCAACTGCCATGATAGGCTCCAGCAAATTCTTTTCCCACGGATAAGCTTTCAAACCTGTTTCTTCATAGATTTTGACAGCTTCACCTGCCAAAGTTTTAGAATACGGAAGAATAACTGACTGTGTTGGAGTCTGACGTCCTTTTCTCGTTTCTTTACTTGTCATCTTATTTTGTAAGACAAAAGCACAAAGATATGCTATATCACTGTGCCTTTAGTCTTCTCATCTTCTTCTTTATTGATTCTGTTTCTTTCTTTTTTGAAAGCTTCTTATGGTAGTCTTCTATCCTCTTGTCTTTGGCTTCGCTCTTTTTCCACTTTTTAGTCCAGACATCCTGAACTTCCTGAGTTTTTCCATCCCCAGGGTTGTAGTCACAAATGCACCTACAGTTCTGATGTCTATGAAAAATGTCTTCTGGCACATTCGGATAATTATAGGTTCCTGCAATTCTTGTACACCACTCACAACACTTTGCTGCAGATATTCTTGTTATCTTCGGATGCAGTCCAGCTTTTGCATGAAAAGATGCGTTCGTTTGAATCGCATCATCAACTATCGATTGTGAAAAGTTTACAATCGGCTCATCAAGGATCCATTTGATTTTGTTGTAATCATCTTCGTTCGATAGTCTCTTGACTATTCCTCTTATCCTGTCTTCATTCAGTTCCGGCCTTTTTGCTTCAAGACTCAGTTTGGCTTTTTTGTTGAGTTCTTTCTGCACGTTCACTGCATAGTCTGATATGAGATTGTAGTTGTTCTTTAGCGTGTCGTTCAATAGTCTTTTCGCAATGTTATAGTACATTTTGCCATCTGGCAGATCGCTGGAACTGATTTTATTTTTGAACGCTCTAGCTAGCGACTTTCCTACTTCTTCTGCATATGCGTTTGCATCAATGTATGTTGCTGATTTTGAATCTACTTTGTTGACCAAAGACGATATCTTTATGTTGCTTGTGTATCCTTCTTCAAACGCTTTCTTTACTTCTTCAAGAATCTTAGGAAGCATATCTTCATTCATTGTCTTCATCCTCAGCATTAGTCACCGGAGTTGTTGCCGCTCCTTTGATGCCTGTAATGTCACGTATTGTCTCACCATCAACAAAACCAGGTATCGCCTGGTTGAGCTTGATTGCTCCATCGCCGATAAGCGTTAATGTATTAGCATCAGCTTCAAATAGTGGTTCCCACTTCACTGTTGTGTTCACAAACTGTGTTCTTGAATAGCTGAAATCATCATTGAGACAGGCGGCTGTATATGCCACATTGAGAAGACCGCTACCGATTGAACGCTGTGCCTTTCTTCCTGCCAGTCGCAAGTTTTCATGTGAAGCCTTAATTGCTTCTACTGATGATGGATTGTCAGAAGAAAAACCTAAATCGTCAAGCGTAAGCCCCATTTCTCCTGCAAATCCAGAAGCAGCCATTCGTATCTGATCCACGAACGGAGACATACTAACTGTTGCGAACTGTCCGACTGTTGGCTTATCTCCGTCTTCATCTTTGTAGAACTGAAGCATAGCGGAAATTGTGGCTTTCCATTTGTCCATCGGTTCAGCATCCTGCGACAGCCCAAGAACATATTTCTGAGGAAAAGAATAGAACTCGGAAGTAACCTCGGCTCTTTCAAGCATTCGCTTTGCGTATCTCTGATAGTACATTCCACTTCGTGTGATTCGGCTTCGCCCAAATGGTCTTACAGCATCAGGCCTATGAATGACTGGCACGAGAAGTGGCACACCTGCAGTGTTGACTTTTCTATACGGTTCCATTCCTTTTTCATAGAACCACGTTTCTTCACTTGTGAAATATGCTTCAATAACAGGATTGTTGTTGTCATCTCGTTTCAGAACAGCATAACCTTCTTCGAGAAGTCCTGTCGTTGGATCAATAATGCCTGTTGCGTTGTACGACTCGATAACCTGCAAGCGTGGTGCTTCGTTGCCGTCTTTTGAAATGTAGACAAAACAGCATGCGCCAATCAGTGCTGAAAGAACCACGCTGTCAAAGAAGACGTCAGGGTTGTTCTGCTTGAATATTTCATTTACATTGAAATCATCATTAGCAAACTCTCTGAACACGAGCCTGTCAGCAAGTGCATCTACACCTGTTGCATTCCAACCCAAACAGCTTCGATAAAGATTCCTTATTCTTGAAGGGATAGTGATACTCAAGTCACTATCCCATTCTTTCATTGCATATTTTTTGTATCTCATCTTAGCGCGCCCCTCAAAGGTAGCAAGCTTTCTTCTGAGATAGCCTATTCCTTTCATATTTGCTGCGTAAACCTCCTTTTTCTTCTCTTTGTATTATTTATCTTCCAAAGCCAAAAACCCCACACGAGAAAAAACGTACAGTACAGTGCGAACGTCTGAACGAGGGGGCAAGTGGGGAGTAACCCCCCACTTCAAAAAATTTTTTATTTCTTTTTTGCTCTATATGCAATCCAATTGATAGAATGTGGAAGATTCCTGTTGCCAATCACCTGTTTCGCTTCTTTTTTTTCACTGTAAAGCTTGTCTGACTTGTATCTATTGCATTGCCAGTGCGCAAGCTGTAAGTTTTCTATGTCAGATGGATGTCCACCTTTCGCGACTGGCACAATGTGATCAATGACTGGCGATAACGGATGTGGATATTTAAGCGAGACATCAACAGGCTTGCCACAGATTCCACATACATTGCGTGTCTTCAAGATAATCTTCTTGTTCTTCTCGAACTGTATACGGTGGGGTCCTATTCTATCCGGCCTCATATTATATCCCTCCAATAATAAAGAGAAGTCACATGTTAATATGACTTCTCTTGCTACAACTATCAGCAATATCATATTAACATATTCTCTTCTCTCATTCACTATCATTACTTAGCATTTACTATCAAGTTTCGCCACTTTAAGAAGTTCTTTCTTTGCTTTGTCATATGTTCTGTATACCGTAGCGTTTGATACATGGATCATGCTCGCAATGTCTTCAAGCCTCATGAACTTGATGTACTTCAAATAAATTACACGATAATAATCTTTGTTTTCGTTATCGTATAAGAGCTTTATTGTGTCTTCCACCTTCTTCATTTCTTCTTCAAGTTCTTCTTTTCTTTGTAGATCATTCAATAAACTCTTTGACTTGTCAGAGTACCCAGATAAATGCATTTCATATCCTGGTGACATCACACCAGTTTTTTCTTTCAGCGCAAGCCACTCGTAGTAATTGTTCCTATAAGATCGCATTAGCATAATCAATTCTTTCATATCATCTCTCACTTTCCACATTCCAACCATTCTATGAACTTCATTCCTACATAAGTTATAAGTGCCGTTATCACTGCAACTGCTCCTATAAGTTTAAAAATGATAATCATTCCTTGCTCTCTCTTTCTTGTAATTCAAAGAACGGCAAAAGCAAAGGACACGCCAACGCTATCAAGATATATTCAAATAGCTCTTTCATTTTTTGCTCTTTCATTTTGTTTCCTCTCTTTCTGCTATACAATCTGAATCTATAAAACCAGCAATGTTATCTACGTTAAATACTCCGACTGTATTTCCGTCATTACATAGTGCTAACGTTCTATCTTTATTCCACCAATCCGTACTGTTTGCATTAATATTTATAATTTTTCCATCTTTCAAAACTACGCTATACATTCTTTTCATTCCTCACTTTTTGTTATTCATTGTAATTGGACGTATCCCTAGAATATCTCCAATTAATTCAATTTGTTTTTTCACCCATCACTACTGCATATAATGTATGTTTTATCCGCAAAATACTTTTTGCATAATTT